CTGACTACGATGTTCCGTGTGAACAGCGGTTCGTACTTCCAGAACCTCACCCTTATGGGTATGAAGGGTGCGGGTACTCGTGGTGGTAATGCTATTGATACTGACGCTACGTTCGGTCTGCCTACTAACCAAGGTTGGAACTTTGCGTTCTTCCCTGGTGCAACTATTCGTAAGTCTCCGTACATCCAGAACTGTACTAACTTCTCAGATAGCCAGATTAACAACGTAAACTTCACCCCTCACGTGCCTGGTGCAGGTGCTGCTGGTGATATTACGTCTGATGGTTTTGCTGGTGGTGGTATTCTTGTTGATGGTTCTGTGGTTGATGCAGCATCTCCGCTGCGTTCCATGGTGGCAGATAGTTACACCCACACTGCACTTAACGGTCCTGGCATCCTTGTTGTTAACAACGGTTACGTCCAGGTTACCTCTAGTTATGCCTTCTTTAACCACTATCACCTGAAGTGTTTGAATGGTGGTCAAGCAAACCTTGCAGCTTCGACTACTGACTTTGGTCGGTATTCGTTGATTGCTGACGGTCGTTCTACGACTAACATCTTTACGTCAGACTGTGTAACTGCTGTTGATACTAGCGGTGCTGCTGTTACTACGATTCGTGTTAGCCACGGTACTGCCGATGCTTCGTGGCATGGTTCGGAGACTCGTCCTCAGCCTAACATGCTGTTGGCAGTGAACGCTGGTGCTCAAGTTTATCCGATCCTTAGTTCTGTTCCACAGGACCAAGCAACTTATGATGCTGATCCTGCTGCTTACACTGGTGATTGGATCGTAACTATTAGTCGTCCTAATCCTACTAACCGTAGTGAGAACCTTGGTTTTAGTGATGACGTTGCAACTGGTACCAATAACGTCCAGTTCTTCCTTCGTTCTATGGTCGCTTCTAGCGGTCACACGATGGAGTACGTCGGTTCTGGTACTGACTACCGTGCATTGCCTGAGAATGGTGGTGTGCCGGTTGAAGCTAACCAAACGATTGAGCGTAATAACGGTGCTATCTGGACTGCTATTACCGATCACAACGGTAAATTCACTGTCGGTGACTTCTTTGAAGTAGACCAGCAACTTGGCTTTGTGACCATTCCTAATGGTTCTATCGCCTTTGACCTTGCTTCAGATGCAACACCTGAACTAGCTGCAAACCTTGACGCTAACAGCAACCGTATTACGGACCTTGCTGACCCAACTGCTGCTCAAGATGCTGCAACTAAGAACTATGTAGATACCGAGATTAGTGGTATTACTACCGATCTTGTCAACGATACGACTCCTCAGCTGGGTGGTGACCTTGACGCTAATGGTCATAATATTATTCTTGACACTGGTACTGCTGCTACCCCTAGCCTGACGTTTGACGGTGACACTAACACTGGTATCTATTCTCCTGGAGAAGATCAGTTAGCACTTGCTACTAATGGTACATTAAGGTTCTCAATTTTTTCAACCGGACTTATTAGTGCCAATAGTAATCGCATCAGCAGTGTTGCTGATCCTTCGCTTGCACAAGACGCTGCTACTAAGAACTACGTTGACAACGAACTTTCTGGTATTAGCTCTAGCTCAATTAGCAACGGTACAACCGCTGTAACTTGTAACACAACTAACATTAACATTGACGTATCTGGTACTGATGTTCTTAACCTAGATAGTACTCAACTCTACGCTCTTAAACCTATTCGTCTTGACGAAGGTATTAGGTTTAAGGATGATGACGCAAACTTTGCTACTATTCAGGTTCCATCTAATCTAACGGCAGACTACACCCTTACGTTACCTCCTAATGACGGTGATGCTGATCAAGTACTGGTTACTAATGGTAGTGGTGTACTTAGTTGGGAGGATCAATCTGGCGCTGGAGCAACCGGTGGGGGTTCTGACCAAGTGTTTGTCGAAAACGGTCAAACTGTTACTACAAATTACACCATTGGTACAAATCTTGGAGTAGATGCTAACGCTATGTCTGCTGGTCCCATCACTATTAACAGTGGCATTACGGTCACTATTCCTACTGGTTCAAACTGGGTTATTGTTTAATTATGGCTATTACTATTAACGGATCCGGTACGATTACCGGAATTACAGCAGGTGGTTACCCTGATGCAACAGTAACCGCAGATGACCTGGCGGCTACACTTGACTTGAGTGGTAAGACGGTTACGTTGCCGTCTGGTGCTGCTGGGAAGATTTTTCACGATTCACAAGATGTAAGTGGCACAGGTGGTTATACTTTTTCCGACATCCCCGCCACTGTTAGAGAATTTCGCGTTTCTTATCACCATTTAAGTATTAGTACGACAGGTTACGTTGTTGTCTATCTAGGCGGTGGCAGTCTAGACACTTCATCCAATTATGTGGGCGTTCGCGGTTACAACGGGGGTGGATCTGGCAATGGTGCATCACCTAGCACGTCTTACCAAGGTTTTCAGATGACTGACTATACGTCAGCATCAAAAACTTATAGTGGCACATTTACTTGTAGCAAAATTGATGGAAACTACTGGGAAATCAACTGGCATCAACATGAACAAAACAGTGCTAGCCAAGGTTTCTTCACTGGTTACATTAATCTTGGTGGGACACTTGACCGTGTTGACATGAGTCCATCTGCCGGAACTTGGGATAATGGTACGATTGCCATTACTTATATTTACTAGGAGGCGTTATGTATCGCATTGAAAAGAATGTGCTGACTGGTGAAACTGTAAAAGTCCCACTTAGCGCTGAAGAAATTGCACAGCGCGAGGTTACCAAAGCGGAACTAGACGCTACCCAATACCAACGTGACCGCCGACCGGAATACCCGGACCTGGCGGTCCTCGCTGACGCCTTGTACTGGTCGAACCAAGGCGATAACACCAAACTTGACGAGTACTACGCAGCATGTGCCGCTGTGAAGGCTAAGTATCCTAAACCGGAGGTAAACTAATGGCACTACGATTAAACGGCAGTAGCTCCGGTTACGTCGAACTAGATGTACCAGCAGATGCTGGCAGTCATACGCTGACCCTACCCGATGGTGGTGGGTCTAGCGGTCAATACCTGCAGACCAATGGTGCTGGTGCGTTGAGTTGGCAGACGCTTCCTGCTGCTGGTGCTCAATGGACTTCAAGCGTTGTCAGCGCTTCGGGAAGTGGAGTTGAATTGACTGGAATACCTTCTACCGCACAGCAAATCATTATTGCTTACAGTGAGGTCTCAACTGACGGCAACGCAGGACAAACGGTGCAACTTGGTGATGCTGGTGGATATGAAACCACAGGGTATTACTACACTTTTGGTTCGGGCGGTTCTGGCTACACTGGCTATTACAGAAGCAATACAACAGCCCTTTTTCACAATGACTCCTGGGCGTTGTCCGGTAATATTTATTGGGGGACTATCTTCCTAACCAAAGCTGGTGGTAATTTCTGGAACATTTTCTGGAGATTTAACGAACAGACTTCTACTCAACACGGATTTTGCTACGGCGGCAAAGCAACCTCTGCAGCTTTGACACAAGTCAAATTCGCACCAACCAGCGGCAACTGGGACGCTGGTCAAGTTAATTTCAAATACCTTGCATGATCATGACAGTAACTTCAATTAACGCACAAACAAGTGCTGTCTCAACCAGAGAGTTGACCGCCGAAGAGATCCAAGAGCGCGGAACCTATGAACGTGACGTGCTACCTGACGTCTTGCTGGAGAACCTCCGCCAACGCCGTAACCAACTCCTTACCGAAACCGATTACCTCGCTCTTGCTGATTCAACCCTGACTGACGAGATGCGGTCTTACCGCCAAGCACTCCGCGATCTACCGGCTAACACCGTTGATCCGGCTAACCCCGTTTGGCCAGTTAAACCCGGAGGAAACTCATGAGCAGAATTAACGTAGCTAATTTTAGACACCCTGATGGGACGAGTGACAACATTAACCTTACCGATACTGGACGGGTTGGAATTGGCACCGCCGCGCCTACCCAATTACTTGAAATTAGTGGAGCGTCAACGCCTGGTGTTCAAATTAGAGATACAACAAATCAGGTAATTGCAAGACTTGGCGCTGACGACTACGTTGCCAAGGTTGGTTCCCGTAGCAACCATCCACTTCAATTTCAAGTTAACGATGCAGAAGTTGCACGGTTGGATACATCGGGACACTTTCAATTTAACTCCGGCTACGGCGATGTTGCTACGGCTTACGGCTGTAGGGCGTGGGCGAACTTTCAAGGCACAGGGACAGTTTCTATTCGTGGTGATGGCAACGTAAGCAGCATTACGGATAATGGAACAGGCGACTATACAGTGAACTTCACAACAGCAATGCCTGATACTACTTATGCGGTTGTGGACTCCTGTGCTCAATTAGGCGGTGGTGTAGGTGCAAACGACAATGGTGTGAGTTTCCAGCCTCATACATATTCGAGTGGATCAATTAGAGGGTTAACTTCCTATACAGATGTTAAGGTGGACACCCAATTTGTAAATGTTGCCATTTTCCGCTAATCGCCATGAGTAAGATTCTTTACCCCAACACTGAAGGCGGCGTCTCCGTCATCATTCCAACCGGCGAACTTCCCATTGAAGATCTCTGCCAGAAGGATGTACCCGCTGGTACACCTTATCTGATTGTTGAAGACGATGTAATCCCTTCTGACCGTTCCTTCCGTAACGCTTGGGAAGCTGACTTCAGTAACCCTGACGGCTACGGCATTGGCGCTGATGCTTGGTTTGCCGCTAAAGCTGCCGCCGAGGAGGCTGAGCAATGATCAACATCAACCTTGATAAAGCTAAACAAATCGGTCACGACAAGCGCCGTGCTGCTCGTGCTGAAGAGTTTAAACCTCACGATGAGGTCATTATGAAGCAGATTCCTGGTGCTGACGCTGTTGCGGCTGAAACGGCACGAGCTGCTATCCGTACCAAGTACGAACAGGTTCAAACAGCTATCGACGCTGCTACCACACCCGAAGACATTAAAACTGCTTTGGGTATTTAAACCTTACCCCTTTTAGAACAATGATTGCACTTATCCGTCCCGTTCTTATGTCGTTCCTTAACAGCGACAAAGTGAAGCGCCTCATCGTCGATATGCTCCGCAAACTGGCTGAGCAATCTGATAACACTGTTGACGACCAAGCCGTTGATTTCATCGAGCGTGGTCTCTTCGGCGGCTGATGGACTTGGGAGCACCACCGGTACTGCCGGTTCTACGGCTCCCTGAGGCCCCTGTTTTACCTCGTCCGGTACTAGAGGTGCCACGAGCCACTTTACCCTCGTACAAACCGCTTGTAGTGCCTCCTAACGACCTTCGTCCACCTCCAGGTGTAAGGGGTACGACACAATCGGACGAAAGGAGGGAGGAGAAACCAGCACCTAAACCTGTAACTCCTC